ACTTGGCCGATGGAAGGGTGCGCGGGTACCCAAGTGGGTACTCAATTCGCGACAGGGCGATTGGCCATGGAAGAATCGGATGGGGGCTCCAGTCCCTCCGATCTCTCTGGTTCTGACGGCCAACCCGACCGAAGACGGTGACCCAGAACTGCATTGGTTGTGGCAGCGCTTCTCGCCAGAGTCGAAGTCATGGCAGGACAAGTGGTCCAAGATGGGCTACCGCCAGATCATGATGCCCACGACGGGCAACAAGTTCGCTGGCGAGCAGAACGTCGAGATCCTGTTGCAGCAGGACGAGGACTACGTCAAGCGTTTCGTGCGCGGAGAATGGGTCAGGTCCAAGGGCCACATCTTCAGGCTGAGCGACATGTCGTTGCTTGAGTATGACGGCAGCTTGATCTCGCACATCGAGAACAACTGCATGTTGGGCAGAGTGCTTGACCACGGAGACTCGGCTCCTACTTGCTGCCTCTGGTATGGCGTGGACCAGAACCACAACCTGTTCTTCTGGCAGGAGTACTACCAGGCTGGCATCGGTGATGATGGCAAGGAGTACAACGTATCCGACCACAGGCGCTCGATTACAGCGTTGTCTAGGCCGCTTACATTCAGGTCGAACTTGGCTGACGCGTCAATCTTTGATAAGACAAGAAACATCTCAGGATTCACCCGCAGGCAGCAGCGTTGGTCGGTTGCAGACGAGTACACGGATCGCAAGATCATCCAAGAGGACACGGCGATCTACTGGACGCCAGCCGACAAGAACGAAGCGCTCTCTCGGCAGAGGCTCTCTCAATACTTGCGACTCGACGGGAAGCACAAGCACCCGATCACTGGAGAGATTGGCGCTCCCCACATCTACTTCGTGCAGCAGGGAGACGACCACCCACACGGGATCCGTCATGCAATTAGCGAGATCAGGAACGCCAAGCGTCTTCAGGTTGGCGAGAATGATGGCAAGCCGATCTACAGCGACGAGCGTGATCCATCAATAGAAGACCATGCGTTAGACTGCGTACGATACGTAGTGAATAGCCACCCTGTCACTGCGAGCGCCCCAATCGAAGAGCGTAAGCTGACAGCGCTGGCTAAGCCGGATGGCAGGGTTCTGATCACTCTGCCGCCTATCGACAAGGGCAACGACAAGCCTAGGCGTCAGGTTGAGTCAAGGAAGTGGCGCTCAAGGGGCGGCGGATACTAGGATGGTAAAGTAGACCTATGGGCACACAACTGCCGGGATTCATTGAACCAGGTGCGGAGCCTCTCCCAGAGGATCCAATTGCTGCACTTCTTGGTGGTGGGCTTGAAGAGGAAGAGGAGGAGGACGATCCTAAGGCGCTAAAGCGCGAAGAGGACGTCTGCCGACTCTGGTTCAAGCGTATCGCTACAGCCAAGGAGGCCAAGAAGAAGTGGGAGGAGAACTACGAGGTAGACCGCTCCCACGACTACGTGCGCGGCTTCCAGCGCCCAGCAGGCGAAGAGAAAGATGCTCAGGGTGAGCGTAAGTACCAGATCAACAAGATCCTTGCGGCCTTGAAGACTAGAATCCCGTCTCTGTTCTACTACCACCCTAATGTGCGCGTCAAGCCTGCTCGCGGAAGGGCAGACTCGGCAGGCTCTACGATCTCCGACAGAGCCGAACTATTGCAGGATACGATCAATACGATTGTTCGCCAGCCGAAGACTCGCTTCAAGCCTGAGACCATGCTGGCCCTGAAGGAGGCGCATTGGGCGTTCGGAGTAGTCGAGACTGGATACGAGGCAGAGTGGGGAGAGAACCCATACGTCCAGAAGCCAACGCTCATAGAGAACGAGGATGTGCGTAAGGAGCTTGAGGACAACCAGATCATCCCAGAGGAAGATTCGATTGAGGAAGAGCTAGCGAAGCTGAAGGAGGTTCCGCACGCGGAGACTTTCTACGTAAAGCACATCCCAGCTAGGCAGTTCTACGTTGCGTCGAACGACAAGTCGGCCACTGAGTCGCAGGACTGGGTTGGCTACTGGGAGTGGATGTACGTCGAGGACGTCAGGCGTTCTGAGTCGTTCTCTGGCGTAGAGGATCTGAAGCCAACCGCCAAGATGACTGAGGGCGGAAACGATTCGGACCTAACCCCTATCGGTAAGGACGAAAAAACAAATGACGTCCCTCCAAACATGGTGCGAATCTGGAAAATCTGGGACCAGAGGGACAAGAAGCGTTACGTCTTGGCAGAGGGCCATGATCGCGTTCTGAAGGAAGGCGGATTCTATTACCTGCCGCTAAGCGATCTCCGCTTTGAGATCATGCCCGGCGAGTGGTACCCGATCCCTCCGATCTTCGGACAGCTTACAGAGCAGGACGAGATCAACGACAGCCGAGAGTGGCTGCGCTTGGTGCGCAAGGGAACGCGTCCTCGCTACGTCTATGACAAGAATGCTTTCCCTGCGGACGAGCTAGAGAAGCTGGAGAACGACGAGTTCTTCACGATGCTAGCGGTAGAAAACAACAACCTTGATCCGATCCGTGCGGTACAGATGCCGCAGATCTCAGACGCAGTCATGAAGACGCTATCGCTATCTGACTCCAGCTTCTCTGAGCAGGCCGCATCGTCTCCTGTGGACCGCTTGACAAGGGGCGCGGGTGGAAAGCCTACGGCTACGGAAGTCGAGGCTATGGGCGCTTCTGGAGACGTGCGCGACTCCTACGAGCAGCAGGAAGTGGCAAGCTGGCTGGCGTCTATTTGCAGTTCGATCATCAAGGTCGCTCTTGAGAAGATGACACTGCCGCAGTGGGTGATCGTCAACGCTGATCCTACGGGTCCGAACTTCGGGGTCGAGCAGCAGATCATCGGCAAGTACATGGAAGACTACAAGAAGCTGATGACTGCCAATCAGCTTGGGGCAGCTGGAGAGATGCCGTTCGCTCCTCCAGTGCCTCCACAGCCCCAGCAGGGGCCTCCTGGCGGGCCTCCACCGCCTCCTCCTCAGGACGGGCCTCCACCGCAAGGGGAACCGCCTCCTCCCGGCATGGAGGGGCCACCGCAGGATCCAAGCATGGCCCCGCCGCCTGGTCCACCACAGCCGCCACCGCCTCCTCAAATGCCAGAGGTCGCGCAGTTCCAAGAGATCACTCCAGACCAGCTTCAGGCGGCAGACGATGGCATGCAGTGGGACATCACGGTAGACGTCGAGTCGCTATCTCCAGTCACCGAAGAGCAGCACGGGAACAGGATCATGCAGGCGCTCAACATGATCGCGGCTCCAGGCATCGGGCAACTTCTCGCAATGTCTCCACCGCTCCTCAAGAGCATGCTGAACCTCATGGGCATCCGCAATGCCTCTGACCAGCAGAACATCTTCAATGCTCTCCAGCAGAAGACGATGATGGAGCAGCAGGCCGCACAAATGGGAGCCGCACCACCTCCTGGTGTCGCATCTCAGCCTGGTGGTGGAAGTCCTAACAAGCAAGGAGCGGGTGCCGCACAGCCCGCTCCAGAGGGCGGCGCACCAGCGAAGGCTGGCAGTGGCGGTCCTCAACCTAGGTAAGAGGGGATGATGGAAGAGAAGGTGCTGTGTGAGAAGTGTGGTACTGAATACGGAGTTGGACAGTTTCCCTTTTGTAAGGGACTTCCTTCTGACCACGGAGGAATGTCCGGCTTTGACGACAGCTTTGAACCCTATGTGGACACGCAACTCTTGGACAGAAAAGATCCCCGCTGCACATCGGTTGATCGACGTGGGGTTGCAGGAATCCCAATCAACAGCCGAAGCGAGCGAAGAAATCTGATGAAGAGCCTAGGCCTTCAGTATGGCTCTCAGAAGTTCGAAGAGCGCGGCAAGCGGTTATATTTTACGTAGGGGGTCATATGAGTGACAAGGTTGGGTTCTTCGTTCGCGGGTTCGGGTTTACAGGAAGGCCAGAAGGCGGGATCGACATCGTGGTGCGTGCGACAGACTCGTCCCACTCACCTATCACTCGCAGGCTGCACATGAGCGAAGAAGAGTTGTACGAAATGCTGGCCCTCCTAGAGATCAGCGCAGATGAAGCGCCAGACGATCTGTCTGATCCTGAAGAGATGGGGGACTAGCATGGCAACAGTAGCGCCTCCAGTACTCTCTCCCCCTACGACGGCCTGCTGGACGAAGTCGCCATCTGGTCCCGCGTCCTCACCGCCGCCGAGGCGCACGGAACTCTATAACGCTGGCGCTGGCAAGTTCTACCCGTTTGAGGAGTAATCATGGCACTACTAGGGGCGTACTCGGTACCAAACAGCGCAGCGGTCAAGCTGAGCACGCTGATTCCATCCACGGTCAAGCAGGTTGACATCAAGGCGAACTCAGGAAACGCTGCTGTGGTCTACCTTGGATCATCTGGTGTGACGATCGCAGGCGTGAATGCTTGGATCGCACTGGATGCCGGCGAGTCGTATGGCTTGAACGCTGATACGGCCGATGAGCTTCACCTGAACGCGGACGACATCTACTTGATCGCCACGACCACGGACAAGGTCCACATCTCTTACGTGCTGTGATCGCCATGTCCTGCTGCCCGTCTGGATACGACGAGAACGCTTACGGCCCGCAGTCTAGCTATAGGTCCGTTCTGGTAGTTGATCTTGGGCCTGCTCCAAACATCAACATCACCTCTCCATCGACAGGGCCGCTGTCTGGGTTGAGCGTGACGATAAATGCGAACGCATCCGCAACGGACCCGAAGACGCTTGTCAAGGCAGACTTCTACTATCAGTATTGCCCAGGTGGTGTTTGCGAGCCTGAGGTGCTGATCGGAACGGACAACACTCCGAGCGCTCTTCCGGTCTTCTCGCAGGCTTGGACCTTCCCGTCATGCGGAGCGGCTCCAGAGGATCGCTTCCGTATCCGTGTCTACGCAACGGACAGTAATGGTGTCGTGTCTTCGGCGGCTGGAGTAGACGTTAGGCTGACAGGAAGGGGTTGTTAGCCTGTGAAGCCTGCCATCCGCATCATCTTCGCGCCTCTCTTCAAGCGCCATAAGGCTGAGCGAGAAGATGGCACCTACCTTCATGGCACCGCACAGAGGCGCACGGTTCATATCGACCCGCGAGGCACTCGCTTGCTTGACACACTCGTTCACGAACTGACTCATATTAGGCACCCCGATTGGGAAGAGCAACAGGTGCGCGACCACACGGCGGGGCGCATGAAGAAGATGAGTTGGAAAGAGAAGGCGCACACTCTAAAGCTTCTGGGCAGTGCTAGCATAGAGGGTGAGGAGTAGCCCATGGCAGACCTAGCAAAGGCAAAGCAAACAGCAGAAAAGCTGGGGCAGCAGCCTCCAGCCGGTATCACACAGGGCACTCCTGAATACGATAACTGGGTGCAGCAATGGTTCGATGCTGGCGTGGCTGCTGGAGACTCGCGACTGATTGAGGCAAACGGTGGTGGTGGGGCCGGGTCTTCGCAGGCTGAAGAAGGCGGCAACATTTCCGACTGGAAGAATGCCGCTCCCTCTTCGGAGTGGATAGGAAAACGTAAGCCGACGGCCCAGGAGCTACGCAAGTGGGCCATCGAGACGGGCCGATCAGAAGATTACAAGAGATTCCCAGACGCGGCTGTCAGCGGATGGATCAACTCGCACTGGGATGTTGGCAAGGGCATCTTCGTCAACAACTATGGCGATTCGGTAGACAAGCCAGATGAGCGCGGGCCGAACACTCCCGCTGGCGTAAACGGAACTGGCGACAAGGGCGGGTGGACAGACGGTCCCGGTGGGGACGGCGGCGGCGGCGGTGGAAATGCCCCAGCGGGTCCACCCCCACCTCCACCTCCACCAGTGACGTTTGGCAACCAGTTGACGATGACCGGCAATCTTCTACAGGACATGCTCATCGGACAGTTCAACACGGGGCAGGATCCATCGACCTACCAGAACAACATCTTCGGGCTTGGCGAAGACATGAAGGTCGGAGGCGCTGGGAACAACGCTGACGCGAGCGAGGTCCGTCAGGGCCAGTCGCTATCTGGTGGCGGTTTGTGGTGGGGGCAGGACAAGGAAACGTTCGGCGGGTTCGATGCAAGCACGAAGAATGCCGAGGGCGCAGCAACGGCTTCCCCAGCGGCTCCAGCGACACCAGCGCCAGTCACTCCCACGCCAGTTGTACCAGCGCCTGCAAATCCGAATGGCCCGTCTAGGCAGGGTGGTAGTCATGTGGCTGGTCCAAACAACCGTGGAGTGGCGACTCCTGCGTATCAGGGATTCCAGACACCTCAGCCAAAGCCAACTCCGATAGCAACGATGACGAGTACTCAGTACAACAATCCGGTTCGTAACAAGCCAAGCTACTTCTAATCTGGAAGTGGTCTTGATCAGTCCTTAGGAGGGAATGTGGCAGACGCAAAGACCATCAGTGACGCGATTGACGAAGCGATTGTAGACGACGTAGATGACGTGGATACCGAAGAGACTGAAGAGGCTGACGACTCAGAGGTCGAAGAGGGCGAGGGAACTCTCCTTGACGAGGACGATGAAGAGTCCGAGGAAGGGGAAGACGAGGAAGAGGAAGCTCGCACAGGCGACGTAGAGGGCGAGGAGACGGAGGACGAGGCGGTTGCCGCTCCTGGCGATCCAGACATTTTCGATGATCTCACCCCTGAGCAGATCGCTGAGATCAAGGCAAACCCAGCACTGAATACACTGCGCAAGTCTCTGATGCGCGGCTACTCCTCCAAGACGGCTGAGCATAACCAGCTAGTGCAGCTTGGGCAGGCTTATCGTCGTGACCCTCAAGGCGTACTGAAGGCCATTGCCGATTCGCTTGGGATGCAGGTTGTGGCCCCTGGCGTAGCGGCGGCACCTGCGGCGGCGGCAGTCGTAGACCCCGGCAAGGAGCTTGAAGACCTCTTCGGGCCTCAGATCGGGCCAAAGGTCCGCGCTGTCTTCGACAAGTGGGCAGAGACGCGTATCGGTGGAGCAATAGCTCCTCTCAAGGACTCTCTTGGAAAGGTGAATGCGACCAACGAGCAGGCCCGCATGTATGGCGAGGAGACTGCATTCAAGTCTCGCCACAAGGACGTCACTCCCAAGATCGAGGCCGAGATCGTAGCCCTTGGCAACTCTGGCAAGATCGTACCGGGCACCATGACTCCGTCTGAGTACTTGGACACCCTGTACGACGTTGTCATGGCGCGTCGTGCGAGGATGTCGGCCACCACTGCTACGCGCACGGCAAGCACCAAGCTGGCGAGCAAGATCGAGGCGAACCGCCGTGATCGTGAGCCGTCTGGAGTATCTGGCCGTGGCGGCACGATCAAGAAGGTTTCTCGCATCCCAGAGGCTCGCAGCATCAGCGAGGCACTCGACATGGCGATGCAGGAGCTAGAGAACGAGCGGTAATCCGGCCAAGTCCGGCCAAATGCAGCCATCCTCTTTGGGGGGTGGCTGTTTTCGTTTCTGGTGCAGGTACTTGACAAACGAGTTATGCAGAGTTTAGTCTAACGATGCAGGCCAGAGAAACGGCCCGTAGATGTCCAGGCGACACAGTAGACGGTAGCAGGGCGACACAGAGACACAGCCCATAACGCTACTGTCGGAAACAGCCCAAGCGGCATTGAGGGGCGACACAGCGGCCAGAGGCGGTCTCACCGCAGCAGGAGGTGGGGCATGCACGCTGAACCTGCGAAAACCCTTTCATTTCCGATGGCCAAAGACCATCATGGAGACACACAATGGCTGCAACTACTTTATCGCGTACGTATAATGCGCGGTTGACTGCCCTGCTTGACAAGATTCGTCCTGTCATTCAGAACCAGATCACCACGTCGAACCCGTTCTACTACAAGTACAAGAAGTCTGGCAACTGGAAGACCGTCAGCCAGCTTGGCGACCGCTACCGTGTGCCTCTCATGTACGAGTTCGCTCCAGTTGACACCTTCGGCCCGAACGGCGTAGGTCAGGTTGACGTTACTCCTACCGACGGTCAGACTCCAGCGTTCTTCGACTGGGCACGTATGGCATCCAGCGTCACCATCGGTGACTTCGAACGCGCACAGAACAAGGGCGCTGCCCTCGACTTGCTGAAGAGCAAGACTGAGCAGGCAATGTCTGGTCTGGAAGACCGCTTCGGTCGCTGGCTCATGCAGGGCCACGGTGCCGTAGACGGCGCTAGCATCTCGACCGCTCGTACCTCCACACAGAACGGGTCCACGTTCGTGTCCCCGATCCCTCTCATGATCTACTACACTGCGACTACAGGCCAAAGTGGAATCGGGACGGTTGGCGGCATCAACGCTTCTACCGAGACGTGGTGGAAGAACCAGTGCGTAGTCTCTGCGGCTACGACCTACTCCGGCTTCCTAAAGGAAGTCGATCACCTCATCAACCTCTGCTCGCAGAGCGCAGGACCG